GCCTTCATGACTATCGCCATCATCAACGAGTCCACCGTGCTGACCGACGACCAGATCAACGCCTGGTTGCCGGCGCTCCAGACCCAGGTCACCGAGCACTTCGGCCCCATCTGGGGCATGGCCACTGACCTGAGCTTCGTGTCCAAGGCCGACGCCGCTTCGGCGGAGAACGACTGGCAGATGATCGTGCTCGATGACTCGGACCAGGCCGGCGCCCTCGGCTACCACGACGTCACCGCAGCTGGGTTGCCCTTGGGCAAGATATTCGCCAAGGCCGACCAGCAGTTCGGCTCTTCCACCTCGGTCACGCTCTCGCATGAAGTGTTGGAGATGCTCGGAGACCCCTCCATCTCCTCCGTGTACTCCGAGACCGATGCCAGCGGGAACATCACGTCCCTGCTGGCTTACGAGGCCTGTGACGCCGTGGAGGACGACTCCTACGGCTATGAGATCGACGGCGTCCTCGTCAGCGACTTCATCTACCCCTCCTGGTTCGGTGGGATCGAGGCGACGAAGTTCGACTACATGAGCCACTGCACCCAGGCGGGGGAGATTCTCTCCGGCGGCTACACCGCCGTTTGGTCGCCAGCTGATGGCTGGACTCAGATCAACGGGCAGCTTGCCCGCAGCCGTGGAGAGCAGAGTCGAGCCCCTCACGGCTCCCGTCGGGAACGGCGGATGAGGGGGGCCAAGAAGTGGCAGCGTTCGCTCTCTGCAGAGGAGCGAGCAAGCCTTCGGTAACGTGAAGCCCGTTCAACGCATCGACAAGGAGATAGCTGGTGCCCGGACAGTACTCGCAGATGATTCCCTTCCATTTCTCCCTGCCGGGTGCTCTGGCAGCGGGAACCTCCGTCAAGCGGCTCATCGTGCCTTTTGCCTATGAGATCGAGGGCGTCACTGCTTCGGTCAATACGGCGCCGGCCGGTGGCCCCACCCTCTTCGACGTTCTGGCTGGTGCCAACGGCACTGCGCCTGGAGCCCTCGTTTCGGTGTTCACTCTGAACGCCGCTGGTAGGCCCTCCATCGCCGCTGGGGCGTACGACAATGCGCCTGCCTCGGGGCCTGACCAGCCGGCGGTGACCGGCGACCGGGCGACCGAGCCGAGCTACACCCAGTACCTCGCTCGTCCCCAGGCTCCGGCCCAGTCGCAGTTCGCCGGCAACCAGCCGGTCAACATGCAGTCCAACCAGCCGCAGTCGGTGCAGGTCAATCCGACCGAGGCCGGCACGCCCAACCAGCCCAACGAGTCGCCGAACACCCGCTGGGGTGGCAACGCTGGTGATGCGCTGCAGGTGGCTGTAGTGGCCGGCCCGGGCAACACCGGGCTCGGTTCGGACGCCACAGTCGTCGTCTGGGTCGTGGAGAAGTAAGCACCTCTTCGTGCTAGGACGTCGGAGGGCCCCCGGGACCAAGTTGGAGAGGTCGGTCTCCTCCCTTGGCTCGGGGGCCCTTCTCGATTACCTGAAGCGGTACATCAACGAAGCCGGTGTTGCGATACGCCAGGTCGAGGACTACGCCGATCCGGCGCCGCTCGACGTCATCCTGGCTAACACAGAAGCGATCATCGTGCTGACTCAGGAACTCAAGAGCCGGGTGAAGGACTCCGACTACTCCCCGGCGCCGAACCAGCACCTCCAGTTTTTGGTTGAGCGCTTCCAGCTGCAGCATGCTGGCGCCACGCCTCCCGGAGTGCCTGCACAGCCCTGACGTAGGCAGCTGACGAGGCCATGGAGTTCCGGGTCTCCCATTTCCGGGTTGCCTCAGCCTCCACAAGCTCCCAGATGGCCCTGAAGGCTCCTCCGTCCATGGACACGGTCACTGATGGTTCCTTGGGGGAGAAGGCCTTCTTGTACTTGCCCTCGCTCACAGGCGGGGGCCCCTCGGTTCGGGGGAAGGCCTCCCGGTAGCTCTCGTAGGTGTGGCCCTCCACTCCATAGGTCCGGGCAAGTTCTTCAGCCGCCGGCCGGTCCTCGATGGGCATGATGGGGTTCTTGGTGATGGCGCCTCTAGGCAAAGGGGGTCCTCCTGGGTGAAAGTCTCAGGACAGTACCCTAACACATACTTGCAGACTTGTCCTCAGAGATGTACACTTAGCTCATGATCAACTTGCAGCCTGAGACGATGCGGACCCTGAGGATTGTGCCGGGGGCCCACTGGCGGAACCTGCCTACCAGTTACTGGTACGGCCCTAAACAGCAGAAGCACCGTCGTTGTCATTACTGCCATCCAAGCCCGGTGCCGCCGTTCCCGGACTGCCCCCACGGGCACTTCATGACGCCACGGCGCATCGAGGAGCAGATTCGCTACGAGTGGCGCTCAGATTTCATCTGGTACACCGGCTTCGGCCTGCTGTCGTGCATCTTCTTGGCCGGCGGCCTGGTCATCTTCCTGTTCGGCTTCGCCATGTGGCTGTTCTTCTTCACGGCGTTCCTGATCAACCACTATTGCCTGCGGCGTTGGGCCAAGAACCTCTACCGGGCCGGCGTTAGGTATGACGACTACGAGTCGTTCTCCTGGGAGCCCGCCACCAAGCGCAACGAGCCTTGGAACCGGCGGTACTACCCGTGACCGAACGATCCGCCGAGTTTGAGTACGTCGAGCATGGGGTTGTCGCCACCAGTGGCAGCGTCAAAGGTACCCTCCTGACCAGGGAGGAAGCGGCTCGTAGGGGAGTGACCTACGAGCCGCTGTATCGCCGTGTCGCCAGTCATATCGGCAGTCCTGAAACCGTCACACCCCCCTCAGATACTTAGGGGATGCCTCTGTACCTGATCCATCTGGACCCGCCCTACAAGCACGCCAAGCACTACTTGGGGTATGTCCGAGCCAACCCGAGATTCACGGTGGATGAGTGCATCGCCACCCGGGTGGATTATCACCGGCGTGGGCAGGGCGCTCGGCTCCTCAAAGCCGCTGCAGCGGTGGGCTGCGTCCTCAAGGTGGTCCGCATCTGGGAAGAAGGCACACAGACCGACGAGCGCCGGCTGAAGGGGCACAGCAGCACTCGGCTGTGTCCGATATGCAGTCCGAACTGGGAAAAACAGGGGAAGCTCTAGGTACCCTGCACAGTGATGACTGATGTCCTCACAGAACCGCCCGAGATCGAAGACCTGTTCAACGACCTCGGCAACGACGACGATGACGACATCGGTGACCTTCTCTTCGATGAGCTAACCGAGGAAGACCTGGCCCTGGTCCCCGAGCTTGTCGACGTGATCTGGAAGTTCGCTGTCCTCTTCAGCGGCATGCGGATGTTCTGGTACCAGGAGGAGTTTGGCCGGCGGCTGATCGAGAGCGTGTTGTCCAACGATGGTGAGGACATCACGGCCTTGTTCAGCCGGCAGTCAGGCAAGGCCTTGGCTGTGGACACGCCGATTCTGACTGAGAAGGGCTGGAGCACCATGGGGGCCCTGAAGCCGGGGGACCGGGTGTATGCGCCTGATGGAGCCCTGACGGCGATCACAGCTACCTCAGAGGTCTTCACCGACCACCCCTGCTATCGGGTGCGGTTCTCGGACGGGCAGGAGGTAGTGGCCGATGCCGGTCACCGCTGGACCTTCTGGGATGCCCGAGAACAGCGGGAAGTGACTCTCACTACCGAAGCCCTGGCTCAGATGAATCGCAGGTATCTGAAAAACGGTAGGTCCTGTTGGAGGCATCGAGTGAGGGTCGCTGAATCCGTGGAGCGTCCTGAAACGGCTCTTCCCGTTGATCCCTACCTCCTGGGGGTCTGGCTGGGAGACGGCTCCTCTTCCAAAGCCGAGATCACATCAGCCGACTTTGAGTGCATCCAGCCCTTCCTTGATGCCGGGTATGAACTCGGCTACGTCAACGCTGCCGGCGGCCGGTCGGTTACCTACGGTTTCCGGGGTCTGTGGGCTTCTCTTTGTGATCTCGGGCTGATCCGGGTGAACGGACGCACGCACCGGGGGCAAGATCAGGGACGTAAGCACATTCCGGAGCAATACCTCCTCGGGTCCGTGAAGCAGCGTTTGGCCCTCTTGCAGGGGCTTATGGACAGCGACGGCCACTGCACGACGCACGGTGAGGTGGAGTTCTCAACCACACTCCCGGAACTGGCCGAGCAAGTCCTGTGCCTGGTCCGTTCTTTGGGCTGGAAGGCAACGATGCGGGAAGGTCGGGCCACGTTGGGAGGCCAGGACTGCGGCCCCAAGTTCCGGGTGTGTTGGACCCCTTACGCCGAGTTCAATCCCTTCCGACTGGAGCGAAAGGCGTCCCGAGTCAAGCAGGCTCCTGTCCAGGCGTGGCGCCGTCACAGGACCGAGACCATCGCTCTGGTGGACATCGAGCCGGTAGAAACCGTGCCGACTCGGTGTATTGCTGTCGAGCACCCCAGCCATCTTTACCTAGCTGGCAGAGGCTTAGTGCCAACGCACAACACCGAGACCGTGGCCAACGTCGTACCGGCGCTCATGGTGCTGCTGCCCATCCTGGCCGGCGTCCCGATCTACGCCCACCTGCTGGCCAAGTTCAAGCACGGGATCATGGTCGGGACCTTCGCTCCCATCAAGGAGCAGGCCGCAACGCTCTACGAGCGCATCCACGACCGCCTGACGAGCCCTCGGGCCAAGCGCTTCCTGTCGGACCCCGAGATCAACGACTACGTCGAGGAGAAGGGCAGCAAGCGTCAGCTGTCCCGGCTCCGCTCCTACGTCCGGGTGATGTCAGCCCACCCCAAGGCGCAGATCGAGTCGAAGTCCTACCACCTGATCATCATGGACGAGTCCCAGCACTGCGACGACCGCATGTGGACCAAGTCCATCTCCCCCATGGGTGCCGCCACCAACGCCACCAAGGTCATGCTGGGCACCCCTGACGTGGTCAAGGGCGTCTTCTACAAGACCATCCGGCTCAACATCCGCCAGCAGACCCAGCGGGGCGGCCGGCAGAACCACTTCCAGTACGACTGGAAGGTGGCGGCGAAGTGCAACCCCAACTACGCCAAGTACGTCGCCAAGGAACGCAAGAAGATCGGCGACGACTCCGACGAGTTCCGCCTGGCCTACAAGTTGGAGTGGATTCTGGAGCGGGGGATGTTCACCACCTCCTCCCGCATGGAGGAGCTTGGGGACCGCCGGATGCGCCGGGTCAAGACCTGGGCCGGCCACACCTACATCGGCATCGACCCGGCCCGGAAGGTGGACTCGACGGTCGTCACAGCTGTGTGGGTGGACTGGAACCGGCCCAATGAGAACGGGCTCTGTCACCACCGGGTGCTCGACTGGATGGAGATGCCCGGAGAGGGTTGGGAGGAGCAGTACTTCCGCATCCGGGACTTCATCCTCCGCTACAACTGCCAGGGTGTCTGCGTGGACGAGGGCGGCATGGGTGACACGGTGATCGACCGACTCGCCCATCTTCTGCCCTCAGATATTCCGGTGGTCCCCGGCGGATCGAGCCCCAAGGAACAATCGAAGCGCTGGAAGTACCTCACCACCCTGCTCACCGGCAGCCATGACTACTACGGCACGCTGTTCGCCTACCCGGCGCACCCAGACGCTCGCAAGACCAAGACCTGGCAGCGCTTCATCAGCCAGATGACCGACCTGGAGAAGAAGTACCAGGGGCCTTACATGATGGCTGAGGCGCCTAACGAGACCGGCGCCCACGACGACTTCCCCGACTCCCTGGCCTTGGCTTGCATCCTGTCTCAGGACGGCTCCCTGCCGGAGATCGAAGTCTCAGATAACGTCCTCATGCGCCGATAACCAACCAGAGGCTCTCTGATTGGGGTAAATCTTTAGGCATGATCAGTCTGATTGGGCTAGTAGCCCTCGTCCTCATCGTCATCGGCATCCTGATCGTCGCCCACATCCTGGCCGCAAGCGTGATCATCGGCATAGTGCTGCTGATCCTCGGTCTCCTGGTTGCCCTTGGTGGCGGCGGCTACTACGGAAGGGGCCGGCGGGGCCTGTAGGCCTTTTGACCTGTATCCCGGCGCCCCGGCGCCAACAAGAAGTGAGGCGAGTTGGCAGGCGACAACGCCACCGTAACAATCGCCGTCGCCGCTCTCGGGGCGGTAGGAGCGGCATTCTCAGCGTGGCTGTACTCCAGGCACGGCGGGGCACCCCCGATGCCGGAGAGCGGCCTTCCCCCCTACCAGCGGTGGCGGCTCAGAGAAGGGGTTGTTGTCGACATCCCCCCCGATCCGCTCGACATCGAGACCGTTGAACGGCTGCTCAAGCGGATTCGCCGGCTGGAGCGCCGCTCGCGTCACGCAGCCCCCATCCTCCACAAAATGGCCAACATGCTGGATTGGGATGATCCCGAGGCCTATAGACCCTTCAACGAAGATGAGGACGAGGACGACCTGTGATCCGAGAGCCTGAGCACCCTTCTACACGGCAGCGCATCCTCAGCGTGGTGGGCCCCATATTGGCGATGGTATTCGTAGCCGGCGCCATCGTGTTGATCTTCACCCTCAACAACAACACCGCATCTACGACGATCAATAACCAGGCGACCCGGATACAGCAGCTTCAGACTCTCAACCAGAGGCTGGAGATCGCCTACTCCAAGCTGCGAGACCAGGACGCCACCTTGAACATCGCTCCTGCCGCCCCCTCGTTAGGCGAGGTCATCACTGGTTCTTCCAAGACCGCTCCGATACCGTTGCCGAAGAGCTTCACGGCCGCCTTCCCTACCGGTCGTTTCACCTGCACTGACAAAACCGGGGAAGGCAACTACAACTGCACAGTGGAAATCACATCTCCCACACCCAGCACTTCCACTACGACACGCTAGGAGGCGCCTTGGCGACCGACCTCGCCGGAACCGATAGGATCACCTACAGGGGCCCTCATCATCGACTGTCCCCTGGAAAGTTGATCGGCATGCTTGCAGCTATCACTGCAGCCGCCACAGCTATGGCAGTAGCTTTGACGCTTCTGGCCCCACAGTGGGTAATGGCACTAGTCGTAGCCATTCTTTTTGTCCTCACACTCATCACCTGGCACTCGCCTCGTTGCCCCAACTGTGGTCAGCGGCAGTACCCGAACTTCTGGGGGGTAAGGTCTGGGGTGAGACATCCCTTCTAGGAGGACACCCATGGGTCTTGCCCCCGCACCGCAGAACCCCGAACGGGGATTCGCTACCTATGAGCGCCAGGTAGCCCCGAGCATCCCGGGCAACCGGGGCCCTCTCCGCTTTGAGGAGGGCATCGCCACCGACACCGACGTCCCGTCGGATTTCGTTCGTGGTATGACCGAGGCTGCCATCCCGGCGCCGGGACGGTCCAACCACGTCAACCCCGAGCAGATGTTCAAGCACGCCGATGAGGTGATGCGGGAGCGGGCTCACGTCGGCTCCGCCGCCTGGGTGGATGCCCCGTCGTTCCTCGGCGAGTTCGCCCACGGCGCCATGAACAACTACGGCGAGCAGAGCTACGAGCAGGTCGACCGTTCCGGTGGCCGCTACGAAAGAAATGCGCCTGCAACTGTACGTGACTGATACCTTTACTGCTGTAGGGGACTAAGCTCTGCGGCATGACCGCTGCAGACGATGTTCAAGTCGGTGA